AGTGTGATGCCGAAGTGCCGATGGCCAGTCGCGAGTGTCCGCTGTGTGGTCACCGCTTTGCCAAGGAGATCGAGGAGACGCGTCACCAGATCAGCGATTTCGTGATGACCGAAATCGATCTGCTCAAGCGCTCCAACTTTGCCTGGTGTGACCTGTTCGGCGACGACTGCGCGCTGCTGGCCACCGGTTTCAAAGCCTGGGCGGGTGTCTTCTTCCTGGGTGGGCGTTGGTACGCGGTGGGTGGTGCCGAAAAGTTGTCTCCTCGCTTGCTGGGTGCAGGGGAGCGCACGGTGTGTTTGGCCCAGGCCAATGACTGGCTCAACGACCAGGAAGTTGACGATGCCGCTCACAAGACCCGTCGCTGGTTGCAGGAGTCGCCCACACCTGGGCAACTGCGTTACCTGCATGCGCCGCTGCGCGCGGATTTCAGCCTGACCCGCTATCAGGTCTCAGCGCTGTTGACCTTCCAGTTCAACAAGGCGGCCATTCAGCGCCTGGTTACCGCAGCCAACGATGCGGTGATGGCCGAGTTTCGGGAGGCTGCGTGAGATGTGCTGTGTGTTCCCGTCAAGCCAAAGGCCTGGGGTATTTCAACCCACGCTTACGGCGTTCCGACCCCCGCCGCTACAACGACCGGTGGGTGTTCTGCTCCATGCGGTGCCAGAACGTCTTCTCCCGACTGATGGAGCGCCTGACCCCGTTTCAGGAGGATGCCGTGATTGATCCCAGCGACATGGAGATCGCCGCCATGCAATCGGCACTGGCTCCCTTGGGTGAGTACGTCACCTCCATCGGCATGGATCGCCCTTTAGCCGACTACGGCAAGGACGAAGTCCTGCGCCTGGTGGAGGTCGTGGTCGACGCCTATCAGGCCCACATGTTGGCCGAGCACGAACGCATGGTCGAGCGCGATCGCACTTTCTTTGAACAACTCGCCAGCCGCAAGGCCACTGCCAGCACGGGTGGCGATCACCACAGGATTCCATTTTGATGATCGACCTGAACCATCAACCCAAATTTCACGAGCAGGTGTCAATGCTGCTGGATGCAGCCTTGCAAGCCGAGCGCAGCCAGCAGGCCCGCCGGCGCTATCTGGGCGCCTCACGGCTCGGTGTGCCCTGCGAGCGCGCCCTGCAATACGAGTACGTCGACGCGCCGGTGGACGACGGTGCTGAGCTGCCGGGTCGCACGCTGCGGATCTTTGAAGTCGGCCATGTCATGGAGGACCTGGCCATTCGCTGGCTGCGCCTGGCTGGCTTCGACCTCTACACCCGCAAGCAGGATGGCGAGCAATTTGGCTTCTCCGTCGCGGGTGGCCGTATTCAGGGGCATGTCGATGGCGTGATCGCTGGTGCCCCTCCCAACCTCGGTTTGTCGTTTCCCATGCTCTGGGAGTGCAAGACCATGAACGACAGGAACTGGCGCGACACCGCCAAAAAGGGTGTGACCGTGACCAAGCCGATCTACGCCGCGCAAATGGCGATCTATCAGGCGTACATGGAGCCGAGCATTCCTGGCATCGCGTCTCAGCCTGCGTTGTTCACCGCCATCAACAAGGACACCCAGGAGCTTTGGTTGGAGCTGGTGCCGTTTGATGCAGCGCTTGCGCAGCGCATGTCGGATCGCGCTGTCAAAGTCATCCAGGCGACCGAGGCTGGTGAATTGCTGCCGCGCGTGGCGTCTGAGCCGAGTTTCTACGAGTGCAAGTACTGCGCCTGGGCGCGTCGGTGTTGGCGCGAGCAGGGTGTGAGCGCATCGGGGGTGCAGTCATGAATGCGCGTCTTCCTCAACCCGTCATCGAGGCATTGACGGTGACCGCCCATCGCCAGAAACCCTTGATCGGTGCATCCCTGCTGGAGCGTCTGCTGCTGCGCCATGTGGCTGTGGTGTGTCCGGAGTCGCGACTGGTCGTGGCTGTCATCAAACAGGCGTTCATTGACCTGTGTTCGCCCTCTAAACATCTGCGCACTGAGGCTAGACGTTTCTTTCGAGACGGGCGCCTGGAGCTGTGGTGCGACCAGGTCGGTCTGTCCCCCAACTTCATGCGAGAGATCGCGACCAAGGCTGGCTACTTGAATCCATCAGACACCGACGAAGGAGGTGTCCATGCTTGATTTCAATGACCAAGAAACCGCTGCCCCATCGCCTATCGGCAATGCCGAGCGGGATGAACTGCGATCGGCCTTGATGGCACGGCTCGAGGGCGTGCTGTTTGCTTTATTTCCGGCGGGCAAGGTGACACACGGCAAATTTGTCGTTGGCGATGTGCTGGGCAGTCCAGGTCGCAGTCTGGAGATCGAGCTGGATGGTGAACGGGCGGGCCTGTGGATCGACCGCGCCACGGGTAATGGTGGCGATGTCTTTGCGCTCATCGCTGCGCACCGCCATTGGGACACGCATCGTGATTTCGCGGCCGTCCTCAGCTTCGCCCGGGAACTGCTCGGCCGAGCGCCCGCCGTGTCACCCGCCAGACGCAAGGCAAGCGCGCCGGTGGATGAATTGGGTCCAGCCACCGCCAAGTGGGACTATCTTGCCGCTGACGGCAGTCTGATTGCCTGCGTGTATCGCTATGAGCCCAGTCCTGGACGTAAGGAATTCCGCCCTTGGGATGCCAAGCGTCGCAAAATGGCGCCGCCCGATCCGAGGCCGTTGTTCAACCAACCTGGCATTGCTCATGCCGACCGGGTGATTCTGGTCGAAGGCGAAAAATGCGCCCAGGCCTTGATCGACGCTGGCCATTGCGCGACCACTGCGATGCACGGTGCCAACGCACCGATCGACAAGACCGACTGGTCGCCTCTCCAGGGCAAGCATGTCCTGATTTGGCCTGACCGCGACAAACCCGGCTGGGAGTATGCGATGAATGCCGCCGAAGCGGTCATGGCAGCCGGTGCCCAGCATTGCGCGGTGTTGATGCCGCCGGCCAATCCCACGGCGCAAGATCCTCAAGGGTCTGCCGATGGCTGGGACGCGGCTGATGCCATTGCGGAGGGCTTTGATGTGGAGGCCTTCCTTGCCTATGGTGAGCGCATCCAGTTCCAGCCGTCGACAGCAGACGCCACACAGGCGGCAGATCCGACCGAGCAATCGGTGTGGGCCACAGAAGACGCACTGGCGCTGACCTTCTCCGGTCGCTACGCCCAGGACTGGCGCTATGTCGCCCTGTGGGGCAAGTGGGTGTTCTGGACTGGCAAGCGCTGGCAAACCGAGGAGACCCTTGCCGCGCACCACCTGATGCGTCAGATCTGTCGGGAGGCCGCACTCAAGGCAGACTCGCACAGGGTGGCCGCCAAACTCGCCAGCAGTGGCACCGTGGCCGGGTTAGAGCGGCTGGCACGTTCCGACCGGCGTCATGCGGCCACCGCCGACGAGTGGGATGCCGACCCCTGGCTGCTCAATACGCCAGGCGGTGTGGTGAATCTCAAGAATGGCGTGCTGCGCGCTCACGATCGTCTGGACCGACTGACCAAGATCACGACAGCCACCCCCGAAGGGGATTGCCCCACCTGGCAGCAGTTCATCCATGAGGTCACGGGCGGTGATCAGGCCCTGCAAGCCTATCTTGCCCGGATGGCAGGGTATGCGCTGACTGGATCGACACGCGAGCACGCGCTCTTCTTTCTGTATGGCACGGGTGCCAACGGCAAATCGGTGTTCGTGAACACCCTGGCCACCATCCTGGGCGACTACGCCACCAATGCACCCATGGACACGTTCATGGAAACCCGCACGGACCGGCATCCCACCGATATGGCCAGTCTGCGTGGGGCCCGGTTTGTCGCCGCCATCGAAACCGAGCAAGGGCGACGCTGGGCCGAGTCCAAGGTCAAGAGCCTGACCGGTGGCGACAAGATCTCGGCGCGCTTCATGCGCCAGGATTTTTTCGAGTTCATGCCGCAGTTCAAGTTGATCGTGGCCGGCAATCACAAGCCAGCCATCCGCAACATCGACGAAGCGATGAAGCGGCGGCTCCATCTGATCCCGTTCACGATCACTGTCCCACCGGAAAGGCGTGACAAGCACCTGCAGCAAAAGCTGCTGGCTGAACGGGATGGGATCCTGGCCTGGGCAGTTCAAGGCTGTCTGGAGTGGCAGCGTCAGGGCCGGCTCGACCCACCCCAGCAGGTGCTCGATGCCACCGATGAGTACTTCGAAGAGGAGGACGCGATTGGTGAGTTCCTGGACGAGGACTGCCAGCAGTCGCCCGTGGCGCGGGAAGCGATTTCCGCGATCTACCAGCGCTGGCGTGAGCGCGCTGAGCGGCGTGGCGAGTACGTGGGCACCAGCCGCTGGCTGACCCAGCAACTCATCAACCGTGGTTTTGCACGCACACGCCTGCATGGCGGGGCGAAAGCCCTGTCAGGCCTCTCGCTCAAACCCCGCGAGCCGGGCGGCTACATGCCCTATCGCGACGACTGACCGAATCGACAGACCCCAGTGGGTGACCGAAAGTGACCGGCATATCGTTATCTCTCTACACGTGTACGTGCGCAGGCGCGAGCGGATAACGAGAAACGGGTCACCTTCGGTCACCAGATGCCAAAAACGCATG